GTTGCAAGTAGTTGGTTCCACAATCAAATGTGTTGGTCGCCATGTCTTATACCTTTGGTTTGTATGATTGTATTTATACTGATTTTATAGTCATCTTTATTGTGATCATTAATGATATCAAACACCCCCTTTTGAGGGTTTTTCGATCATATATGATATCAGAAAAAAAAGGTTGACTTTGCAGGCTACATACTGTATAATGTGTTACATTGAGATGAGGTTATAATGATATTAAGTCACACAGATGCCCTGTTCGCGGCAAATGCATTTGATGAGTTCTTCGGTAGTATCGATAGAATCGATGAATACATGCGTAGGATCAAGATGGAGAGGATGGATGAGTTCCCTCCCTCTCTGCCTGGCATGGGCCCTGAAGAAGATCTATTCAGTAACTTTGATATACATCCGTCTGAGATGGAGTTTACTATCATCGACACTGCGTCATACAAGTTCATGAACTACATGGAGATCGTCACTTCTGCACCTGTAGAGAAGTCGATCCCTGGCAAGACCATGAAGTGGTTGATCAAAGAAAAGAACACCGGTATGGTTGCGGGTATGATCCGTCTCGGTTCTCCTACTATTAATAGCAAACCACGTAACGACTGGTTGGGTAGTCCCCTTGACAGTCTAAACCCTGCGATCATGGAGAGGTTCAACAACTCTGCAATCATGGGGTTCAACATCGTACCTACACAACCATTTGGATTTAACTATCTGGGTGGTAAGTTACTGGCTGCAATCTGTTGCAGTCACTTTACACGTGATGCACTCAACAAGAAGTATGATTCTAACTTCTGTATGTTTGAGACTACATCACTGTATGGTTCAACAAAGTCTGCCTCGCAGTATGATGGTATGAAACCATTCCTGCGATTCAACGGTTTGACAGACTCAAACTTCTTGCCACTAATCAATGACGACACTTTCCGCAGACTGAGTGCTTGGTTCATTGATAAGAACGGTGGTGAACCCTTGGTTCCTGTGGATGCATCCTCTCGCAAACTCAAGACACAGACCAAGATGGCATCGATCATCAAAGCCTCTCTCAAAGTCCATGATGATGTTGCCTATAAGAAGTTCTGTCAAACCTACGATAATGCAAAGGATCTGACTGAACGGAAACGTTCTTTCGTGTCCACGTATGGTTATGATAATGTACCTCAGTATCTAAACCTCGAAACAGATACATTGATCAAGAAAGAAAACTACGACAGGTTCTCTCTTGAGAATGTTACTGCATGGTGGAAGAAGAACGCCACCAAACGTTACGACAAACTAAAGTCTGAAGGTCGGTTGAGACGTACCGTAGAAACTTGGAACGTCAACGCAGACGACATTGATATAATTAGGTGATATATTATGATTACAGATTTCTGTGTTATATGCGGAACAAAAGATAATCTTCATAACCATCATATTGTTTGTAAGAAAAGTGAACTAAAACCAATATCTGGTGATTACGATCATCATACAAACCTCCTGACTGTTTGTGGAGAACATCATGGATGGATTCATGGTGTTAAACCTAACAGGTTTAATAACTGGTCTGAACTAAAAAAACTAGGAATAGAGAGTGCAAAAAGAAAAGGAGTCCGATTTGGCAGACCAAGAAAAATAGACGATAAAAAGGTTCATGACTTACGGTTATCGGGAAGGAGTGCTATAGAAATTGCTGAAGAGTTAGATGTCTCTCGCGCAAGTGTGTATAGGTATTTGTCTTTATTAAAAAAACAAGGATTTTAAAAATGGCACAATCTGATAACTTACGTCACATACAGAGACTCTCGGGGGGTGGTAAGACTACCTACAAAGAGGGTGCAAAGACTGAGAACATGGTTGCCACCGCAGTTCAATGTGTTTTCAAAACATTAAAGAATAACCATCGCAACCTTGAGTTTATGCACATGAAGAAACACTCCAAGCAGATGTTTGCGGAGTCAATCGGTGTAGTAGACTATGTCCCCTCAAACGGTAAGTCTTTTGTCAATCCAGACGGTGGTACTATATGGGTCAAGAAGACTTACTCTGACGGGTCAACGTGGTATCCTATTCTCACCTCCGAGGCAAAGAAACAGGGTACCAACGATAAACTCCTTGCAGAAGGTAAGAAGAAACAGGCACAGGGCAACGCAATAGAACGTGCATACAAGAACATAGAAGAGTTTCGTTGTCTCTACGAGGCGTACCCTTGGTTCTCCTACTTCATCTTCTGTGAGGGGTGTGACTTTGAGGAAGGGTCATCTATACTTGATCGTATGGATGCGATGACACGTTATCGTCCTAGGAACAAGTCCTATGTCACGGATGAGAAACAGTTGGTGTCCTTGTACATAAAACCAGAAGGGTTCGAACAGAACTTTATATATACCAAGATGTTAGAATCCGCAGAACTGATCATTAAAATCATAGAGGAAGAAAGTTGAAAGTAAAATTGGTAAGTCATTCACAAGCACCAGACCTTAACGAGTCTGCATTAGATCTAGTGGCATATTGTGCACGTGTATCTAACCCGTCTAATCAGAACAACAAAGAGACGAACGAGAAACTGGTAAAGTATCTCATGAAACACAAACACTGGTCTCCTCTAGAGATGGTCAGTGTCTGTTTGGAAGTAGAAACCACACGAGATATCGCACGTCAGTTGTTGCGTCATCGTAGTTTTAGTTTCCAAGAGTTCAGTCAACGTTATGCGGATCCGTTAAAAGACTTAGAGATGGTACCTCGCGAGGCAAGGTTTCAGGATCTGAAGAACCGACAGAACAGTATACCTATTGATCAGGACAATGAAGGTCAACGTAGAATAAACGAAGACTTCAGAATGAAACAGATGAAACTCATTCACCAGTCCAAAGAGGTTTACAACTGGGCAATCGATAATGGTATTGCAAAGGAACAGGCACGTGTTGTTCTACCAGAGGGTAATACTGTGTCTAGGTTATATGTGAATGGAACGTTACGGTCGTGGATACACTACATTGAGTTACGTAGTGCGAACGGTACACAGTTAGAACACATAGACCTCGCAATCGAAGTTGGACGTGTGATCGCTAAAATCTTTCCTCTAACCCCACAAGATTGATAAGATGGATCTCCTTGCGGTGGTACTTATTATTATTTGTATGATGATCTTATACGAGATACATGACAGAAACGAATAGGTGCCATCCTTGGCGATCTTACTTTAGTCCTCTTCTGGTGCAGTTGCATCTGTGCCAGTCTTGGTAGCAACATCTTTAATCAAGTTAGATGTTACGTCCAATACACCGGCGGATACACCAAAGACATCTGAACCGACACCTTTAATAACACCACCAGTACCGTCAATGGTTGCATCGACAGTTGAACAAGCAGACAGAACCAATGCGAACGCAATTGCAATTATACGCATAGTAATCTCCTATCCTGTAATTCCGAGGGTGGTTTCCTGACCCACTTATATGCAGTGCGTACCACTTGATACGCAGAACATCTTCCATGTACAGTTATTTATAAGACTTCAATTAGATGCCCAAACCTCACTTAGGCATCTAATCAGATGTTACCACCCCGATTTAATTCTCGTATCAAAGTGATATTGTTTGCATTCACGTACTGTCTCTGCAACACCTTCTTCTACTTCTTTCTTACACATTTTGTTCAACTCAATAGTACCATTGGTTGCACTAAGTGTACCAAAGACAACAATCGCCCAAAAAACTATAGTCATATTCTACTCCTGATTTACACAAATAAAAAAAGGGACTCCGAAGAGTCCCCTAAAAGGTGGTATGGTTTCAAGGTTAGACGCCTAGACCATACTCTTATTTTTATACCTATCTTATGTGAGGATGTTGTCCACACGGAAGATTCGGTAGTACTGGTTAGTACGTACAGCAGCCAGACCGTCAGATCCGTCAACGTATGGGTTTGAAGCCATTCCGTAACGAGTCTTGAATCCGATGCGTGGCTGGAAGTCGTCCTCACCAACCGCACGAACCATCTGTAATGGTACGTATGGGCAGTAGAAAACACCAGCGTCATATGGGTTAGTACCCTTATAACCTACAGTTACGTAGTCGCCAGTTGCATATGGATCGATGTATACTTTAGTACGACCGTTCAGTACACCAGCAAAGGTGTTACCAGTGTCATCAACCTGAAGGTTGGTAGACAGGGCAGGACTGTAGTCAAGCATACCAGCAGCAACAAGTGCAGTAGCAACATCTGAAGAACAGATGACTACGTTACCCTTACCACGGCGAGTTTCTTTCGCGATCACGTTACACTCACGTTCGATCTGAACAAGCAGACCCTTGAACTTCTCAACTGACCAACGACCATCAGCATCAGATGACAAGTCAAAGATACCTTTAGTAGTTACGTTAGCTTGACGAGCACCAATCTTAGCCTGTGAGTTAATAGTACGGATAACTTCACGGTTGATTTCAGAAAGGATCTCAGTAGACAGAATGTTTGCCAACTCAGTTTCAGCGTCCAGACCGTGGATTGCTTTCAGGTCTTGTGCCAATTCTAAGGTGTACTCTGCCTTCAGTGCACGTGACTTAGCAGTTACAGTTGACTTCTCGATGGTGAAACCCATCTCTGCAAATGACTCGCCAGTGTTACCAAGTGCTTCAGCTTCAGCAGTGCTGTATGCATCGCCTAGGTATGGAACGTTAGATGCACCAGAGTCGACAATAGAACCGTCTCCGTTTGTATCTGTTACGCCTTCAAGACCAGTAGAACCACCGTTTGCAGTAGTTGCTGAGTCTCCAGAGAAACCAACAGCTGCTTCGTTGAACAGTGCCTCGGCTCCACTTGCTACGCCAGCTTTAGTAGTCTTGTATCGCGACTTCATTGCGAAGATAAGACCAGTAGGGCCAGACATAGGTTGAACACCACAGATGTCGTATGCCATTAGGTTAGGCATAGCGCGGCGAACAAGTGCGATCAATACTGGGTTCCAGTTTGAAGCAGCACCAGTACCACCATCTGCACTAGATACGCCATTACCAGCAGCGTTTCCAGCAGTTTCGATTAACTGACCGTTCATTGCAGCTTCCTCACGGAAAGCGTGCTCTTGGTTCTCAAGAACGGCAGCGGTTACAGCACGGCGATGAGAATCATCGATTTTTCCCGCACTCTCTTCGTTGAGAATGGGTGACCACTTCTCAACTAATTTATCATAGGATACTTGCATTAGTATACTCCCTTACTTATTTGTGTTTTTAATTGCGTTCAAGTACTGATTCATCACAGAATTAACTTCCTGTGGTTCAGCAGTCCAGTCTTCGGTGACTTCTTCAGCAGATGCCGCGGGTACGTCCTTCTTGAAGTACGACTCTTTGACAGTCTTGACTTTTTGTTGAAAAGACTCTTCGTCTTCAAAGTCAAGTGCTTCTACTAATGAAGCGAGTTTTTCTACCTGAGTGTCAGCGAGATCACCTGACGCTTCGCGAATAATCGCTGCACGTTGGAATGATTCGATTTGCTCAGACATACTAAGAACTTCCGCAGTCCGTGAGTTAAGAGACTCTTCGAGTTCCTCAACTTGGTCTGCAAGTTCATCAACTAAGTCAACTTTGGACTCAGGAACTGTAACATAAGACTCTACGAACAAGTCTTTCAACTTATCCATGAAACCTTCTGCGACTTCAGTACGAAGTCCTTGCTCTACAGCAAGTTTGTTCTCAGACATCCAATTTTCAACTACGTAGTTTAGGTAAGAATCAATCTTCTCTACGAGGTCAGAACGAGTTACGGTCAGTTCCTCTTCGAGTCGAGTTTGATAATCATCTTCTAAGCGTTCGATTTCTTCGGACAACTTAGACTTAATTGCAGTCTCAAAAATAATGGCAGTTTTCGATTTGAACTCATCTGATAAAGTAGCTTCTGATTCTACTAAAGCGTCCAGTTCGTCAGTATAGTTAAACTCAGGCAGTTCTACTGCATCTGCGTCTACGTCTACTTCCAGACCTTCCATTTTAGTCGCCATAGCTGCAAGGTGTTGTTTAGACATACCTTCCATCTTTTTATACATGGCGTTGATCATTGCTGCCTTAGTCTTGGGAGAACCGTTAGGTTCGTCCTTATTTGCGGTATCACCTTTGCGCTTAGGTGCGGGGTTAGTCGCATCTCCCGCTTTATCGGTTGCCGCAATAGACTGCTCTTCATCTCCTACTGGCATTTTCTGAGCACTAGCTTCCTCGATTTCTGGAAGCTCGATGTTTTGGTCTACATCAGACATAACATTTTACTCCTAATAGTTAGATTTTAACAACGAGAGGAAACGCTTGTACTCTCGAACCTGCTTCTCGTAGAGATGCTTTGTCGGAGTGGTTAGTATTTCAGTCTCCATATTTTCAATGACTTGAGGTTCTATAACACCATTGTTCCATATCCAATCAACACCTTCCATGATACCATTTACAAAGGCACCAGGCGCTGAAGGATCTTGGACAATATCTACGGTATTAAGAATGAAGTCGTCACGTACATACATCGTGCCGTTCTTCGACTCAAGACTACCCATGCCACGAGTTGACACACCTAGTTGAACACCACCTTCAAGAAGACCTTTAACAATCTTACCCATTGGAGTATCCAATATCTGTGCCTTTCCTACCACATCATTTCCCTCGAACTTGAGGTCTGTGATGAGGTGTGAAACTTTGTCTAAGTTAACGGTTGGCCCTTCGGGGTGGTTTAGTTCCCCAACCGCACGTTTCTTAGATACTTGTTCATCAACGTAACGACCTACTGCCCTTTCCATAATTGCTTTAGGGTAGATACGTCCGTTGCGATTCTTTTGGTCTGCTTGTGCAAACACACCTTCGATGACATAATTCTTGTCACCGTTTTCTTTTTTCTCAACGATACACTGGATATCGTTTTCTTGATATTCTGCGATAAGCTTCATTAGAACTCCTTTGCGAAAGCGATTCCCGCCTTCTCCGCTTCTTTTTGCGAACGAAAGGTATCTAACTTGTCACCATCTATATAGGTGGTAAACTTACCCTTCTCTTTATGCACCATAACTGTGTGCCGGTTTACCTTCTTGTCGAACATGTGTTCGCCAGGCGGCATACCTTTAGATCTTTTTTCGCGGATTTGTTGAAACGTTTTCATAAGAAATCTCTAGTCTTGTACAGAATATTTATACATATTCGGATCTAGACTTCCTCTTCCTCTTCCGTTTCCATATCCTCTTCAGGTTCGGAGTCGTCCAGATCTTCTACGTCAACTTCTTCCTCTTCCGGTTCAACGTCCCCTTCGGGTTCGCCGTCACCATAGAGATTAGATGCAATCTTGATCTTTGCTTGATCCATTGCATCAGAAAGTCGATCACTAACCATGTCATTAAACTGTGCTTCCGCACCAACAAAGTTCTGATCTTCTACTGACTTCAAAAAGTCTGCAATCGGGTTTGGTGCATCGATAGGATCTGCTCCAACTTCACCTACAACTACGTCATCATCTGGCATTATTAAGACTCCTCATCTTGTTTATCATCTTTATCCGCAGGTGGTTTACCTACAGGGGGGTTTTCATCATCCTTCTTTTCGTCTGGATCATCAATGTCACCAGATGCAACCTCACCATCGATCTCTTTCTGCATTTGTTCAAGATCTTCATCGGTGAATCGCATGATATTACGTTGTACCCATTCTTTAGATACATACTCACCCACGAAACCTACCATCTCATTCATGAGTCCTGCACGTTCTCTAAAGATTTCCATCTCCTTCAATTCAGTGAAGTGATTATCACGAACGAAGTCAACGTATATATTATCTTTCCATTCCTCCCAATCCTGTTCAGTAATGATAGACTTGAGAACTAGTTGTTTTCTCAGAATACCAAGGAACAGATTTGCGAATCGTCTGCGTAGTTTGTCAATAAACTTCTGGAACTTCACCTCATCTCTTGAGATCTCTGTAGATCTACCCATAGAGAACTGTGATTCTTGTTCCAAACGATTCACTGGGACATTCAGAGAACGGTATAGTCTCTTCTGAAAATAAATGATATCATCTATCTGTCCCAGATTATCGCCGCCTGGCAGTGTTGATATCTCGGTACCACGTCCACCTTCTTTACGTGGTAACCAGAAGTCTTCAAGCATACTCATATGCTTACGGTCATCTTTGAGTTGACCAGTACTCGCATCATAGACTAACTTGTTACGATACTTCGCCATGATGTCTTTCATGTATTCGTTTGCCTTACCACGTGGCATGTTACCCACATCTATATAGAAGATTCTACGTTCGGGTGCACGTGCAAGACGATAGATTACAAGACTGTCTTCCATCATACGCAATTGGTTGATGGGTTTTAGTGACTTATGTAGGTGTGACAAGATCTTCTTTCTAGACTCGTCCAGTACACCAGATGTCACATAACTTACAGCGTCCATAGACAATTTGACAGATGAGTTGGTTTGGCCGGGTTTCTCGTCATAGACGTAAAACTCTTCTACCTTATCAACTATCTTAACGTTTGTCGCCTGGTCTTTCTTGTACTTAATTTCTTTTACTTTACGGATCCGTGCAGAATCGATGTGACGGATCTCTTGTATACCTGCTTTTAGGTTAGAGTCGTTAACGAGTAGGTGGTGTACACATCGTCCGTCAACGTACCACGATCTGAAAATGTCGTGACCTAGATCGTTGAAGTTCAACATACTAATTACTTTGTCAAACTCCAATCGAATTGTATCTTTGATTTTATCGTTTGCTTCGATATCATCTAGTGAAATCTTTACTGAGGATTCCAACTCAGAGGCAGTGATTGCTTCATTTACGATCTCTTCAATCGCCATATCCACTTCTGGATGTTGTGCAACTCCACGGTAGCGCATGATTAACTGGTGGTTATCTTTTGCTTGATCCCCATCCATGTTAATGTATTGTCCATAGTAACCCGCAGCACTGGTGACATAACCTGCACCGTCCGGATCGGTAGGAGTTACTGGAGACTGGAGCTTCTGGACAGCTTGTCCTTTACCTGCTCTCTTGATCTCGAATCCAAATAACTTTAATATACTGCCGTTTTCTTCTGCCATACGTATTCTCTTATAAAATAAAGGGAGCCCGTTTGGACTCCCTAATATTTAGTCTTGCATTAAGATGTTGTATTTGATTCCCAATACTGGTAAGCAAATGTCACATCAAATGTTTCGATCTCACCTTTTGTATCATAACTCAAACTAATCGCACCGACAGTTTCGGGGAATGCACCACGAATGTCAACACGTTTGATAACAGACTCATCACGATCGAGTTGTTCAACAAAAAGATCAGTCTGATAATCAATAGGGTTTACAAGACCTGAATTGCTCTTGTGTCCGTTGATACCGTTAGACCATCTTTCCATTGCGTCACGAACGCCAAAGTTTGTGTCATTGATTATGGTTACCGTCCAAGGTTCAAATGTTCTCTCGGATGCCATCTTCAGTTCACGACCTCGGAAGTTAACAACAAAGTTACCTACCTGAGACTGTGGAAGTTGTGCGGTTTTACATAGAAATGAAGTCTCTTCCGCATCACCACCTGCATATGCAGGGAAATTGATAGTGCATCGGAAAAGGTTCGCTCTAGCGCCTCCGCCACGGAGTTTTGACTTGAAGTCATCTACGCCTAAAATTGCCATTTCTTATTCTCCTTAAACCGCGCCAACGACTTCTTCGAAATCTACACCGGTTCTAACTGCTACGAAGTTTAACGTTACGTAGTTGATAGATCGTGCAGGCTTCACGAAGATTGAAGCGACGAATGAGTTAGTGTCGATAATCTGACCAGTGTTATTTGTTTCATCACAAACTACACGGAAGTCGGTAATACCTCGACGCCCTTGAACTTCCCGAAGGAAAGGTTCTACAATGTTTACGAACTCAGCACGAGAAAACTCGTCATTGAACTCGAATAACACATTTTGTGCAGCACCCTTAATTGCTCTTTCTAATACTAGGAACAGTCTACGAACGTTAATACGGTCGAACGCTGAAGGTTTACCTAGGAAAGTCTTGTCACCCTGTAGAGTAATACCCTGTCCTGGCAAGTTAGCGATTGGGTTAACACCTGCTTTATATAGTGTGTCTCTTTGCGAACGAGTTGCGTTGTATGCAATAGAGGTTACACCAAGATAGTTACCACGTCTTGTACCTGCGGGAGAGAACCAAGGAGCAGCGACATCATCTGTCGACGCCATTAGTCCAGCAGTGGACGAAGCAGCAGGGATAAACGTATACTTGTCGTTGTACTTATCGTACACTTTCAAGTAGTTGTTATCAACCACCAAGTAAGAAGACTTAGTAAACGTAGCAGCAGTAGTAATGATGTTAGTAATAACCGTTGAGGGGTCATTAACACCAACAACCGCAGCACGGTTAGGAGATGTAACAACAACACAGTCTTTACGTTCAGTAGCAGTAGCGACCAAATCGTTAACAACAGTTGCTTGATCTGTACCCGAAGATAACGAGGGTGCGATCAACATGTCTATCTGAATAGTGTTTTCGTCTTCGAATTGATCGTGAGCGGTACTAAACTCTGCCGTGCCTAAGACACCAGAGTTTACACCGTACGCGAGTGAACCAGTTTTGGGTGAAGTTGTTTGATCCGCACCGTGAGAAGTATTAGTGAAAGCTGCAGCAGTGGTAGCTGCGCCATATACACCGGGCTTATTAGCACCCCAAACATATGAAGAACGGTCATCAAGTACGTCAAGAATGTAGTTCTTAGCACCGTCAGATGTTTTTGCATCACTAGCAAGAGAGACGTTAGCAAACGTTTCCAAAATAGTGTTAGGGGTTCCAGAGAAAGTACCATCTTCGTCTACAATCGCAACGTGAACTTCGTCAAGTGCAGCAGCACCATCAACAGAACGTGTTGAAACATAGTCAGATGTACCGGGCTTTGCGTCAAATGCACCGCTGTATGCCCAACCATTCCATGCGGAATCGCGTGAACCACAGACAGAGACTGACAGAGAGTTACCAGCATCACCAGCATACTTTGCAATGAAGTTTCCAACCGCAGTAGACTTTGAGTTATCCCAGTCATCTCGATTAGAGATCAAGTCTACTGTAGAACCACTGTCTACTGCATTCTTTGCAGCAGAAGTCGCACCACGTACAACGTAGAGACTGTTGGAATATTTCAAAAACTGATTTGCAGATAGGAACTCGATTGCATTTGCATCGGTTGAGAATGAGGGGTCGCCAAAGTTACTTACCAGTTCGCCTTCGTTGCCGACGAGTACTGGTGTGTTAACTGGGCCCCAAGCAAAGTTTCCCACAATCGCACCAGTAGAAGTAGTTACGCCGGGCACTATGCCTGACAGATCCACCTCTTTGATGGCAACATTCGGGGATTCAGACCTTAGAAGAGCCATAATCGTATCCTTTTATTTTCGTTGAGTTATGATAAGTAACATAATACGGAGAATTAATTCAATGCTATTATTTATAACTTAATAATTCTCTACTTCCCACGGTATATGCCAACCCTTATCCTTCAACTCGTCTTGCATCTCTATATGGTTTATTGCATCTTCTCCATCATCAATAAACCCAAACGGTACCATATCTGCTTCGATCTCTGCCATCTGTTGTTCAAACATCATCTGTTTCAGATTGATATCAGTCATGTCAGAGAAGTATTGTGTTGTGATAAAGAAACCAAACATTACGAGGTTCATCATTAGATCATCGTGGTTACCATCGGATGCCTCATAGGATTGACCCTTAGACACGAAGGTAGATATCTCCATGATGGTATCTTCGTCAACAATCTCTAGTTTCTTTTCTTCTAGTAGATCCTTGATACCAGAACAACCCAATCGTTTGACCTTACGGTTCATTTCAATACCGATTGCATTCCTCTTGACCGCAGACTCTAGGTGTATATTCTCGTACTCTAGATCATGATATAGACCGTTGCACACCACTTGTCCAGCATCATTTGACTCGATTATCACATATGCTTGATTGTAGGCATTCGCAATCTTATAGATAATATCAGGAAAGAGTATTGGCGAAATACGATTATTGCGATACACCGCGACCTGTTTAAAAGGTCGGACTGTTACATCGATTACCGAAAAGGTACTATAGTCCAATCCCCTTCCTTTTGCTACGTCAACACATATGATGTAGTCATGTTTTGGTTCACAGTCTGTGTAGACTTTGACCGATCCATTTTCTATAATTCTTTTGGGTGGAGTTGCCCTAAAGTTTAATAAGGTTTCTGCACCTATAAGAGTGTCACCTGTTCCAAAGAAAGTATTACCAAACTCTTGGTCAAACTGTAGTTGAGATGTATTGGAAATTGTTTGTGATTTCCACTCTTCGTCTCTGCCTGGCACATCCCACCAGTTAACAGTGAACGGTTTGTATTCATTGATCTTCTGTACCGCACCTTCCCAGATCTTATGGAACTGATTACCAATACCGTTCGCGGTAGAGGTGATAATAACCTTGGTATCCTTACCCGCAGATACTACTGGATAGGTTGATGTATAGAACTCAGCGGCACGTTCGACAAATGCAAACTCATCGAGAAATAGTAAGTTGACCGACATACCTCGAATAGAACTACCAGAGGTTGCGGATGCGAGGATACGAGAGTTGTTGGAGAACTCGATCGACCCCTTGTTAAGTGCACGACATCCTGGCTGTAAAAAGAACGGTAGGTTCTCTAGTGCAAGAGTGACTCGCGACAACATCTCACGAGCAGTCGCGCCTTTGTTCGCAAGTACTGCAATGGTTTTCTCTGGATGAAATATTGCATACCATAAAAGATATACCACCGATGATATACTTTTACCTGACTGTCGACATGCAAGAACGATACTGAACCTTTCGTTTTCGAAATGTTTAAACATCTGTTCTTGATAATCGTACAAATTAAAGTTGACAAGACCTTTATCCAGTGATATAATCTTCACGTAGGTTCTTGCAAAGTAAGCAGGATCTTGCATACACTTCGCGTATTCACGAACGTCATGTTCAGTCCACGGTTGTGTAACCCCATCGCCCTTGACGTTGGGGTTTCCCATGTAATGATCAGTCATGTGGAGTTATATCTTTTACTGGTTCTGCCAACATGCGTTGGAGATCAGTCGCACTACCAATGAAGACGTTGTTATTTGTCACACCTTTGGGGGTGTCGTCTTCGGGTTTAGTGATGTCTTTGTTCTTCTTCTGGAGATCCATAAGTTTATCGGTAACGTCTGCGACATTCTTTATCATACCAGACAAGACTTCAAACGCACGAGGGTGTTCGCTTTCCCGTGCGACTTCCATCATCAAATCCAGACCACGCTTACCATTTTCAATTAACTCCATATAGGTGTCTCTTGAAGTCTCGTAGTCATCCTTAATCTTTTTTTCTTCACCTGTCATACATCATCCTGTCTAGTTTGTATCTTCAGTCAGTGTGGTCAGATAATATGTAAACGTAACCGCATTTGACGTGTTTGCAATCTCACGTATTGTAAACGAGATTTGTGCTTGACAGTAGATGGCATTACCTTCGCCCGGTTCAGCATTTGTCACGTTCCATGTTCTGTCGGCGTTCAACGTTTCCCATACTCCGAAGTTGCCGGGAGTGCCTGCATTTGATCCATTTAGATTGACCAATGTAGCTTGGATTTCAAAATCACTTGGGTCAAAACCTGCACCTAGGTCATCAACCCAAGCACCCAATAGTTCAGTATCAGTACTTCCTACGTAAGAAAGGGTTAGTGCCCTCGCTGTTCCTACGTAGGTACTACCAGTACCATAGAATATTACCGAAGAGGTTGCTATATCTGGAGCTTGCCCTATCGAACTGAAATCGTCTGGGTTTGACGAGAGAGCGGGTCGTTGTACATTAGGTACACTTGAGACCGTCATGTCTCCTATGGTAAATGCCTTTGTTTTCACAGCGGTCGCACCATAGGATGCAGCCAGATTCATGGTATAGTTCTCTATTCTCGGAGAAGGCAGATCTGCATCTGTCGCAATATCCACATTGAATGTCGAGGAAGTAGAAGTTGTGTGAGAAATCTCTCCAAATGGTTTGTTAGATGAAGAACCAAAGTCATCAAAAACTTCTGGTAATGCAAAATGCACTTCTGTACCTGAGGCAACTGCTCCGGATTCGGTGTTACTTGAAGACATGTTTACCCATCCAGAACCCGTGTTGATACTTGTTATCGTAGAACCGGAAGGGAAGTCAATCCCACGCACTTCCATACCGGTAACGAGGTTCTGTACGTCTGACAAATAAATTATCGGAGAACTTGCACTGACTATACTACTAGTTGTCTTGGGTCTTATATCACTGACGTTATAGTAATATGAACCTGTCGGAACGTTAGTGCCATCAAAGGTAAACTGTATTGTTTCACCTTCAGACGCAGAGTCACTTGTCTTATTCGTTACAAGAGAATAAGATGGAGTTGCGTCCTGTACGATTATAGTATCAGATGCGACCTGTGTGCCTGTGTAACTACCAATGTGTGCAGTCATCTCAACAGTAATACCACCCGTTGCAGAATCCTTAACACCAATTTCAGTAGTAAACAACTTAGAACCAGTACTAACTGACTGTGCAGTAGGTTGCGGTGTAACGATGTCCGCACTGTCAGGACTTGAGATTGTCCTGAAGTTAACGTAGATGTTCTCGGTGTTGTTGTTACCCGCATCAGGAATTACATATCCAGACAATGTGGTACC